TGACATGCCGGAGGTCACTTGGCCCGCAAACGCCTTCAAAGTTATGGAACTGAAGGTTGTTGGACAGAGTTACAGTGTGATTTTTATGTTGAATTTGATGCAGAAAAACTAAAAGAAATACAACAAGAAAAATATAGCGATCGTGTTAGTGTGTACAGCCATGCACGAAACTGTATCAACAATCCTGGCGAATTTTATCTAGTTCCATATGGTCAAAGAGGACGCAGCGTTGCTGTTGCCACCTGGCTTGCCTGTTTCGACGGGCACAAGGAAGTATTCTTGCTGGGTGTTGACGGTTCTAACAGTGAAGGCACTCCTGATCAAACTGCAATTGATCATGTTAATCGTGTAATTACTACCTACCCTGGGGTGCAGTTTGTTTATGTAAGTGATGGTGCTGAAGCACCCAGTGACTGGAGAAACAATGTTAACTTTACTCGCTGGACTTACAGCAAATTTGTTTCGCTTTGTGATATTTGAAACTGTTTAACTGTATCAATCTTGCCTAACACTTCTTCAAAATTGATAGTGGTCCACAATCCAGGATGCAACGGTTTAGGCCATACACCTGATTCAACCCAGGCATACCCATGATGTTCGTTGTTTAACACTGGCGTAAACTCAGTGTCAACCAAACAAAAAAATGTATTGTAACTGAAATGGTTGTCAGCACTGGTAAATTTTTCAATAGGCACAAGTTTAACTATTTCTGGCCACATACCTATTTCTTCTTGGCATTCTCGCTGTATGGCTTCTTGTAAATTTTCACCAGGATCAACTTTACCTCCTGGTAATCCCCAACATCCAGGATTTTTAGGATCATTGCGTAGTAGATAAAGATATCTGTTGGTTTTTATACTGTAAAACCAAATGCCAACAGCATCGATCAAAGCACTAGACTCCATTCGCCTTCGGGATACAAGCCTTCGTAGCTTTTAAGCCACTCTCCGCCTGCCCAGCGATACTGTACACTGGTTGTTAAATTGGTTACATACTGTACACTGCTAATGTTTGAACTGTCAAATACCACATTCCAGCGTGTACCATCATATTCAACAATGTCATTGGCATTGGCTACCAATGGAGAACCATCTGTGCCTCGCCATGCTTCTGCATTTCCTGTTGCACTGCCAGTTGAATTGGTAATAAACAAATAGCGTTGTCCTGCAGATGCAGCAGGCAATCCGGCTGTTGTGCCTGGACCTTTGCGTTGTGGATCAACAATAGCGTTAACGGCATTCAGTGTATTTTGTGGAATAGTATCAGTGTCTACAGTAAACAGCAAAAATCTATCGTCTGTTGGATGATATGCCACAGTGCCAACAATAATACTATCGTCATATGGATTGTCAAGACGAACTTGACTGATACCATCCCGCATACTACCATACAGATCGATAACAGTGTGCCACATTAGGTTGCTTGGGGGAGCAGTTGGTACTTCAACACCTTGGTCATTGAGTACAACAGCACTTGGTTCTAGCACTTGTAACTGATTTCCTAGCAACAGTGTTTGGTAGTTAAATGGAGTAAATTTTTGTCTTGTTCCCATTAGCAAATCATTGTCGTAAATTGCGTCAGTGTAGTCGCCGCTGGCATCAAACACACTGGCAATGATTTTTTGAACAACACCAAGTTTCTTAACTTTAGCAGGAGGCGATATCCAAATTGGCATTACAAAACGCAGTGTAGCAATGTCAATAGGATCATCGGTGCCTTGTGGAATGCTTCGTGAACTCCATGTAACCTGTTCAAGATACATTACACTGAGACTGGTCCAGTCAATAAAATTGTCTGTGCTTTGAATTTCTAAACCTGGATTGAACAGTGTTAATATCTGCTCCAGTATTTGCAGTTTTTGATTGGTATTTGATGTCCATATGTCCACATTGATTTCAAGATCATATGGCACAGGCATAAGTTTTTCAATTGTGAATGCAGTGCCTTGTGTGGTTTCGTAACTTTCGCTGTCAGTATCCCAATAACGCTGTCGCACATTTTGTTTTTCAACATAGTATGGTTCTTGTATTCTATCACGAGCATAATTTAAGTTGGTAACGTGAAACGTAATCAGTGGTGTGCTAGGCAGACTGTTGGCACTGTTCTGTTGCATAATGGTAGCAGCCTGGCGACTTGCATCACCGTAGCGAACAGGAACTCTGTACAGTGTTTTTGCATTTGTATCTGTGTCGCGTCCATACTCTACCTGAAAGTTTGAAAAAACTCTAGTAACTTGCAGCAAGAATCTGCGTATTTGTTCATCGTAAAAGAACTGTTGTAGTGCCATTAATTGTCAGCCTCAGGTTTGAGCAGTTTACTAAGTGCTTGACGTTGCGGAATGTCGCCGCGATCTTCAGTTGCTGTTTCGTTTGTGTTGTTAACAAAACCGCTACGCAGTGTTTGATTCTGCGACCCTGGTGTCAAGTTGGTTCTTACATCGTCTTCGTACTTAACCCAACGTGCGCCGTTGAAGCGGAAAAGTCTATTAGGAAAGTAATCAAGTCTCAATGCAAAATCCCCTTCTTGCGCATTTGGCGGAAACGATATACCTGGAGTAACTGGCAAGCCGTTTGGTGCAATGCCGTCTCCAGTTAAGTAACCAAGTGTATAACCGTTTGCTCTTGGCGATTGTGGCTGGCCATCAACATCAACATTTGTTGTGTCAACTGTGATTCCTGTGTTATCCACTGTATAACTGTTTGGATCAGCCGGCGAACCGTCTTCGTTTGTTGGCACAATGTAGAACTTAACTGTATCGTAACCACTAAGTGGAACTTCGTATTCTGCTTGTGTAAGAATAGCATCGTTGATTTCGCGATCCTTAACCACAGTACCAAATGTTTCAAGCTCACTCTTCGGAGCAAATTCTTGCCAGTGTGTAGTATCGGTGATTTCAACACCCGGGTCAACGTCTTTGATAGATTTATAATAGCTGTTGTTGTATAACACAATGCTACCACTTGGGTAATAGTTACCGTTGTCCCAGATATTGTCTTGTTCAAAAGGCTTTTTGAGAATATCGTGGTATTCTTGTGCGCCTACAAGTGGTGTTGCTTTTACACGCCACAAGTGAGGCAGCCAAGTTTGGCTAAAACCTTCGCTAGCAAATGCAGCGTCTTGAATTACATAATACTTGGGTATTGCTTTTGCAATGCCGCTGTCGAGAGGATGAAAATCTTTGAGGTTTGGTAACTCAAGTACGTCTCCGTTCATCAGTTTGCGACCAAGTGTGTCAATCATAAAGTTGTAGTGGAATGTGATAAACAGTGTGTCGTTATTTAGGAACAATCCAAATTGACTTAGATCAAAATCAATGTCCTGTGAGTTGTACACACCACGCATTTGATAAACATCGTCATCATATTTGCGATCTCTGTTTTCCAGCAAAAACAAATCTTCAATAAACAGTGGAGATTCTGTGCTGTAAGCAGGTTGTGTTGCGTCTTGAGTACCACCACTTACACTGGAACTGTCATCGCCGTGTGGCTGTGGTCCAAGATATTTGTGAACAAACATATCAACACCGCCAACCTGATACATTTCCATAACAGTGCGGTCAATAAATTTGTAGTCGTTTTGACGATTTGGGCGATATAAACTCAAGCGTGGCATACAGTATTCCTCTGTATGTATTTATCGCTTATGCTGATACCTTCTTGGGTTCTACTTTGGTGATTGTGTGCATCTTTTTAACAATAGCAGCCACCTCACTGAGTGTTAAATAACCTTTAACAGTATCGCCTTGCCTGGTAATACCCGGAAGCTCAACTTGCATTTTGTCTTGGAACACAGCAATTTCATACAGTCCGTTAGTGCCGCCATAGCTGCCGCTGTGTTGCACAATACTCAACTCGTACTTGTCAAAGTCTAGTACTAGTTGCACTCCATCAAGAAACGGCTCAAAACTGAGTCCTAACATGGTTTCATGTTCCACGGATTCGATCCTCTCCAAGCATGTTGTTTAGTTTACGCAACAAAGTCATTGCAGTGCGTGTCCAAAAATTATGAGCCCAAGTTCCTTCGGCACACTGTTCTGCAACACCAAAACAACGTTCGATACGTTTTTCATACAGTTCAATTTTTTTACTATCTATCACAGAACAAAGTCCTCATCAATTCAAAGATACACAATACAAATCCAAAAACTCCGACTATTGTGCCTGCTACCAAAAAGCCCTGAGTTGGATCAAATCCAAACACAAACAAGCCAACAGACCCAACAAAAAACAACCAACATGTTGCTATTATTGTTACAATCATGAGCATTGCGCCTCTTGTTGCATTGCTATCATGTTACCAGCGGCTTCAATCTCCGCCTCAAGTTCTTCGTCAGTGAACACACTTAAACGAAGGTTGCGAGCATAGCTCTTGCTGTATGCATCGCACAGCATATAGTATGCTGTTTCTTCTAGTTCAATACGCTTGTATTCCTTGAGAGTACCACTAGGCACACGCTCTGCCCAATATGCTAGTTCAGTAGCCTCAGGCATCATGCCCATAAAGCAACCAGGCTGCTTGCTGAATTCTTCAGCCTCAGCACGTTGAGCGTTAATCAAATCTACCAAACCTTGATCTAACTTGTACATTTGCTACTCCTGTTTTCTAACTGTACATATAGTATAGCCGATATATTGAAAAAGGTCAACCGAAAAAAGCGCATTACTGCACTTTTTGTTTTAATGAAGGCAATAGTATTTCTACATAGCAATCTTGGCTAAGATACCCAGGGTGACCGTCTGTTTCTGACGCCCGATCTAGCTTGTTACATTTAAAGTTATTATATAAGTTTAACCAAAGTTCTTCATTTATTCCGCCTGCATCGCTGTATTGTTGATGAATTAAATTATATAGATCAAATATTTCTTCGTCGTCTCTATTATCCACAAGTAGTAACTGTTTTGTAAAGTCATCTAAATCACTGGGTAGTTGAATATTTTTCTTAACAAAATAATCATTAGGCCACGGACCATATGTGTTAATAAAATAAATGTTATTGTGTTGTGTTTTTAGAATATTAACATATTTTACAAGTTTTAAAAAATCCCAGTGAAAGTTGTATCCTTCAAATAGTTTGTCTTGAATACTCAATTGCCACTTTTTAGTAAAAGTTTTTTCGGTGGTTCTTACCTCATAACCACCGTCAAATTTTGTTGCAGTTGACCATAGTTCCAATCCCAAATCTACATTTATTCTAGGTAAAGTACTCCAGGCAACTACTACTAGGTCATAGCAATTTTGATTTTTTGCTAGTTTTAACAATGTTTCTAGAAATATCCAATCATTGTTACGACCAACTTCAGCAATGTTTGTTAAATTGTAACCAAGTTTGTCTGCTAACTGATTTACCCATAGCTTAGGATCTTTTTTTTCATTAACTAATCCGGCGCCAGTGGTAAAACTACACCCACACACTAACATTGATTTACTTGGCATTGTCTAATTCCTATTTCTAAACATACATATAGTATTATAGCATATATAACCAAAAAGTCAACTCTATTGTGATTTATTGGTTGACGTACACTGTAGATATGCTATAATGGTATATAAGTTAGAAATTTAGGAGCATCCAATAATGGCACTAACAGCACTTCGTGGTAAAAAAACAACTCGTAAAAAAGCACCAGCAGCAAGACGCCAGCGCGGTAAAACAGCAGACCCTAGCTGGACCGATGCGCTAAAGATGAGTGGCGAAGCATATCACAAATACAAGCGCAAACAAATTGACTTTTATTATGGTGA